TTGTGATATTACTTGTAATAATTCTGAATCTGTTTTTTTTGCCATTGTTTTTTAAATCCAATCAATCGTAGGTAGTCCATTGTAATTAACATCATAAATAAACCAACCAAAAGCCATAAGACCTCTAGCAACAGTATCTCCTGATTTTTTAAATGGTACTCGTCTTGAAAAAATTAAAACTTTTTCTAATTTTTTTTTATCAAAAATTTCTGTTCTTCTTTTTAAACCTTCTAAATAAGAAACTTTTGAAAGCATAACAACTTTTTTTTTTGCAAGTGTAAATGCGTGTGTTGTAAATTCTGTTGCTAAATTAAAAGGTGGATTTGTTACAATGTTATCAACTTGTTTTGTTGATTGTAAAAAATCTATTCCTGTTTCTCCATATCCTCTGTCAATTAAATCTGAAGAATAAACATCATATCCTTCTTTAATCATTAATTTGGACATAGCACCATTACCACAAGCACATTCCCAAATGTTGCCATCAAACTTTTGTCTATCTAATAATGATTGTGTTGCATTATCTGGTGTTGGGTAAAAATCGTTTTCTTCTCTGTCGTTATTACTATTATGTCCAACATAAGCTAATGCGGAATTTTTTTTCATTACATTATCCCTAAATTTGGATATTTAATTTCTGTACTCCAATTTGATGATGTATTTAATCCAACTGCCAGGTATCTGAAAGCATCCGCACTATGCGAAGTCCAATCATGTACTGGTCTATTCTTAACTTCTCCTCGATCAGTTGTACTCCACCTGTATTGACGAAGTGCATCTAATCCTAATTTTGTTTTTTCGTGATCAAACCAACATCGTGATAAAATCATGCGTACTGCATTTATTCCATCTTCTATTGATAGCTTTGGTACTATTGATGTTACCAAACCTAAAGTTTGAGCTGTTTCTATTCTTGATACTCCAGTTCCTATTTCTCTTACACTTGCATCGTGTGGAAAGTAATGTGTGTCATACACATAACCTTTATCCTGGAGCATAGCTGCATAGTATTCTAAACCCTCACCGCTATCTTCTTCGTAATCTATTAAATGCAAAGCACTTCCTACCTGCTGCACAAACCAAATCGAAGTTTTATCTGCCATTCCTAAATCCCAAAAAGTATTAACTTTATGCTTGGAGTCATAGGGAACTTTGGTAACTCTGTTTTGTTCGTCAGCCAGATTTAAGCTTTTGCCGTAGATTGAGCCGATACCTGCACTATCAAACGAGCATTCAAACTCTGCTTCATAGATTTCTGGTGGCATTAGCTTCTTAGCTTCTGCCAGTTCTTCTTCGTTTACAATTCCTGTTTCACTTGCCTTAAAAGATTTAGCATACCATTGTTCATGGTGTTGTCCGTAATCAAACAACTCCCAAAAGCTATTTCTTCCTGCAGGTGTTCCAATACTAATCATCCACCCTTCACGATCTACTAATGCAGGTCGTACTATCTCTGTCCATAGATTGCTTGGCATTTGACTTGTTTCGTCTAGCACACAACCATCCATATATAAGCCACGCAAGGTATTAGGTCTTTCGCAACCCAAGAGCTGAATACGACCACCATTAGGTAAATCACATCGCAGCTCTGTTTCATGGTATTGCACATCTGGGAGGACATCTGTGTAATATTTTAAATAATCCCAACAGTTTCTTTTTGAAATCGAATATGTTGGCGAAATGTAGTAGTATCGTGGATTAGGTAATTCGTTTTGCAAACACTTCTTAATCATTTCATTGATGCAAAGAACTGTTTTACCAAATCTACGATGACAAACTAATACATTAAATCTTTTTAATGACT